AACGCTATTGTTCAGGGTTTGTACTCTAACTACTACAACTCTATTCTTACGTCAGCTAGCACGCCGTTGAAGGCGTTGTTTGGCAACGTTGGCGGTATGATCGCTAAACCAGTTGCTCACCTCGGTGGTGCAATTCTTAGCGGTGATATGCGTCAAGTTAAACGTGGTTTTGCTGCCTACGCTGGTGTCCTTGATTCCTTTATTAAAGGCACTAAGCACATGGGCAAAGTATTTACCATGGCGTCTAAGGATCCTAACAGCGTAAGCTATATGGTCCGTGACGACCTGGCGGTGCGTAACGAAGAGGGTATGGAGCTTCTCCGTGCTTTTGCTACAGCAGCATCTACACGTGGTGAAGATGGTCCAGCTGCTCTGCTAGAGATTGCAGAGACCCTGGATGCTGTAGGTAAGAACCCTGTTCTTAGATTTGGTGCTAACTCCATGTCAGCGTTTGACGGATTTACCCGTGCTGTTATGGCTAACGGTCGAGCCCGTATGCTGGCTTACGACGACTTTATCGACGAAGGTCTTGAGATGACACCCGAAACCTTTAAGGCTAAGTCAAAGGAGTATTACGACTCCATGTTTGACAGCAAGGGTCTAATCAAAAATGACTATGTTGACTACGCTACTTCTGAGATTGCACTTAACCTTGACACTCCTCGTGTTAGGGCGTTTACCAATCTTATTAAGAAAAACCCTTGGATGAAACCGTTTGTGCTGTTCCCTAAGACCAGTGCTAACGTTATTTCTACTTTCGGTACATACAGTCCAATCACTGCCTTTATGGATGATTACAGAAAGATTGTATTTAACACTCCGATGGAAGGGTTTACCGCAGACGAGCTAAACAAGTTGATGACTCCTCGTGGTCTCAAACCTACACAAGCTGAGTTTGACGGTCTTCGTGCTGAGTTGCGTGGCAAAAAAGCCATTGGTACCGCTGCTATCATGGCTGCCTTTGGTATGTTCCTGCAAGGCAGGATTCGTGGTAACGGTCACTTCGACCCAGGCCGACAAAGCGTTCGTGCAGAAGCTGGTGAATACCAAAAGAAAACATTCATGGATGATGATGGTAACTGGCACAGCTACGACTGGCTTGGTCCTGTCGGTGACTGGATGGCATTTACTGTTGACGTCATGGATAACTTTACCAGTGTTAGTGAACCAGACCAGTTCCTTGAAAAAGCTAGTTTTGTGCTAGCTGCTTCGTTGACTAGCCGTGATATGTTTGCTGGTCTTGAGCCTATGTTTGACGTCCTTCGTGGCGACGGTGGTGCTCGCACTCGCTGGGCTGCTAACTTTATCAGTCCTATGGCACCGCTTCACGGTGTACGACGTGACCTTGGTAGAATTATTTCTCCCGGTCTAAAGGTAGTAGACAACGAACTCAAAGCTCACGTTCGTAACAAAAACGGTGTAGCAGACATTATTGATCCTGAGGGTGCACTGCCTCAACTTAAAGACTGGCTTTACGGTGATAGAGTTGGCTATACAGAAAACCCATGGATTCGTGCCTGGAACGCTGTCATGCCTATGAAGATCTATGAAGGCAAAGACCGTCCTGAGGCTGACTTCCTTATGAAGATTGAGTACGACACCCGTCCCGTGTTTAACGTGGCAGAAAACGGTGTTAAGTACACGGCTGAAGAAAAGGCTAAGTTGTTCGAGATCATGGGTGAGGATGGTTACTTTAGAGACCGAATTGCTCACTACATGAAGATCTACGACGCCGATCAGTGGGTCGATACTATCCACGGTCTTCGGCTGCGTGATGGTAAAGACATCGACGAAAAGGTGTTCGACAACCTCTACATTAACATTGACGCGGCTGCACGTCAGGCTAAGAAACTTGCAGAACTTCGGTTGCCGCAAGAAATGCAGGATGATCTGCAAGAACGTATTTACCAAGCTGGTAGAAACGTAGTGGATCAACGTATGGGTCAAGCACCCAGGTTTGACGTACAAACCATGACGAACAAATAACCACCCGTAACCTTTGACATCTTAAATGTGTAATGGCTACAACTGAAGTATTTTACAACGGTGACGGATCTGACGTCACTTTTACAATTCCATTTGAATATCTAGAGGAATCCGACGTCAAAGTTTCTGTCGGCGGAGTCCTAAAAACTCAAGACACTGATTACACGTTTTCGACTCTTACTGAGATTACGTTTACTACTGCTCCGGCATCTGGTACTAATAACGTAAGAATTTTTAGGGATACGGACATTAACAGCCTGCGGAATGAATTTTTCGCAGGTTCTGCTATCCGTGCTCAAGATCTAAACGATGATTTTTTACAAACTCTGTATTCAGCGCAAGAGCTTGAAGACCAATTTGTAACTAAATCTAACGGTGAATTCGACACTAACGTCGATATGAATAGCAACAGGATTACCGATATGGCTGATCCTGTTAACGCACAAGACGCTGTTACCAAGCAGTACCTAGAAGATAACTATTTTGACGATGGTACTGAAACTATTTTAGCCGCTGAAACGTGGCCTGGTAACGACACCACGATTGCTACTACTTCAGCTATCGATAACCGTGTTGATTCTAAGATTGACACAGCTATTGAAGGTGACATTCTTATCAATAACACCGGTCTCAGTAAGTCTGCTACTGGTGGTCAAGTAACTCTTGGTATTGCAGCTAACTCTGTTGACCTTGATCGAATTAAAGACTCAGATAAAATTACTCTTTCTGAGCAAGTAGCAGATAATGATCAAGTTGGTACTGACGATCAAATTTTTACTGCACAAGCTGCTACTCGCAGGTTTAACAACTATTATCAGAACGACGCACCTACTGTTACTGACGGTATTGGTATTGGTCAAGTTTGGGTTGACCCTAACGATGATCTAACTCTTTCTGTTTGGACTGGTTCTAACTGGACCTCTATTACTTCTGGCGGTACGTTTACCAACCAACCTAAGGTTGTTTATGTAGACGCTGCAAGCGGTGACGACAGCAACGATGGTCATCGTATTAGTCGTCCTAAGAAAACGATTGCCGCTGCATTGTCAGACATCAATGGTGACTCTAGCGGTGATGGTAGTATCATTTCTGTTGCACCAGGTATCTACGCTGAAACCTTGCCACTTGACATTGAAAAAAATGACATTGGTATTATTGGTCAATCACTGCGTACGTGTATCATTCACCCGAAGATTCCTACCGCTGACCAAGCTAGCTACAACGTAAACACTCCGCACTCCCAGGAATTGCAGACCATGTTCCGCGTTAACAGCGGTTCATACTTTCAAAACCTTACCCTTACGGGTATGAAAGCTAGTGGTACACGTGGAGCTTCTGGATCTTATTACACAAATTCTACATACGGTTTACCTCCTAACCAAGGTTGGAACTTTGCGTTTTATCCAAACGCTGTTATTAAAAAGTCTCCGTACATTCAAAACTGTACAAACTTTAGTGACAGCCAAATTGACAACGTAAACTTTACACCACACACTCCTGGTGAAGGCGCAGCCGGTGACCTTGATTCTGCTCCTACTGGTGGTGGTATTTTGGTTGACGGTAGCGTACCTGCTACTAGCAGTCCTTTGCGTTCGATTGTTTGTGACAGCTATACCCATACTGCACTAGATGGTCCTGGTATCTTTGTTACCAACAACGGTTACATGCAGGCTACCAGTAGTTATGCGTTCTTCAACCACGCACATATTACGTGCCTTAATGGTGGTCAAGCAAACCTTGCTGCATCTACAAGTGACTTTGGTCGGTACGCTCTGCTTGCTGATGGCAAGTCTACCAGTGCTATTTTCACATCTAACGTTGATGGTGCTGCAAGCGACAACGCTACTTCGTTTAACGTTAACCAACCTACCGCTGGTACTGGTTGGTTTGGTGACGCCCAACGACCTGCAACTAACATGTTGGTTGAGGTTAACAGTGTTATCTATCCTATTCTGTCTGCAACTGCACGTACAGACAGCGAAGGTGGTAATGGTTGGACTGTGACGATCAGCCGTCCCGATGCTAATAACCGTAGCAATAACCTTGGTCTTAATGGTGCTATTAGTGACAATGCTGCTGTAAACTTCTACCTTCGTTCTATGATCGCTTCCAGTGGTCACACTATGGAGTACGTTGGCAGTGGTACTGACTACAACGCATTGCCTGAAAATGGTGGTGTACCTGTAGAGGCTAACCAAAAGATTGAACTAAACAACGGTAAGATCTGGACTGCCACAACTGACCATAACGGTAAGTTTACTGTTGGCGGTAATCAGACTGATGATGCTATTTTTGAAGTAAACCAATTAACTGGTTTCGTTACAATTCCTACAGGATCATTTACTACTACTTTGTTGTCGGATGAAACGCCGCAACTTGGTGGTAATCTTGACGTTCAAACTAATGAAATTAACACCAGTGCTGCTAACGGCAACATCAAACTAAACCCTAATGGAACAGGTGTTGTTGAAGTTAAAGGTGCAGGTGGTAACGATGGTACACTGCAGCTTAACTGTTCTCAGAACAGCCACGGTGTAAAAATTAAATCACCTCCACACAGTGCTGCTGCGTCTTATACGTTGACGTTACCTGATAATGATGGTAATTCTAACCAGGTTCTACAAACAGATGGATCTGGTGCGTTGTCTTGGGTAGACCAAACTGATGGGACAACTAATTTAAGCTACACAGCTAGCACCCGTGTAATTGCTAGTAGTACAGGTACTAACGCAACGCTGCCTGTCGCAACAACCAGTGATGCTGGTTTAATGAGCGATTCCGATAAAACTAAACTAGATGGCGTTGCTACTTCTGCTAATAACTATAGTCACCCTAACCATAGTGGTGAAGTAACTTCTACTGGTGATGGTGCTACGGTTATTGCTGACAACGTAGTTGATGAAGCTAATCTCAAGGTTTCAAACAGCCCTGTTAATGGTTATGTGTTGACTGCACGTTCAGGTAATACCGGTGGTATGACTTGGGAAGAAGCTAGCGGAGGAGGCGCAACGGGCGGAGGCAGCGATCAATGGGCTGTTGAACATGACAACACCATTACTACTTCCTACACCATTGGCACTGGTAAAAACGTTATTAGTGCTGGACCTTTGACGGTCAACTCTGGTGCAACTGTCACCGTACCTTCTGGATCTACCTGGACTATTGTTTAATTATGACTGTAAAAATTAACGGTACTAATACAGCTGCAGCCCCAGCGTTTACCGGCGCTGACACAGATACGGGTTTGCAGTGTGGGACGAATGAGGTAAAGCTGGTTACTGGTGGAAGTGAGCGGGTTCGCGTTGGGTCTTCTGGTCAAATTGGCATTGCTGGTGCTAACTACGGCACTAGCGGTCAAGCGTTGCTCAGCCAAGGCTCTAGCAGTGCTCCGCAATGGGGAGATGTTGCAGCAGATGGTGCGTTTAGAAGTACTCAGGTATTTACCCAAACCGGAACCTGGACTAAACCAAGTGGTCTTAAAAGGGTGCGTGTTTTTGTAACCGGCGGAGGCGGTGGAGGCGGTTCGCCTTCAGCAAACACACAAAATGGTGGTGGTGGTGCCGCAGGCGGAACTGCCATTAAAACTATTGAAGCCTCAAGCCTTGGCTCTACTGAATCCGTAACCGTTGGAGGCGGTAGTGCAGCAGGAAACGCCGCAGGTACTGGCGGAACTTCTTCCTTTGGAAGTCATTGCAGTGCAACGGGAGGCACTGGTGGATCGTCTAACTCAAGCGCAGCACAATATGTAAGCGGAGGTGTTGGTTCTGGTGGAGATCTAAACCTGCTTGGCGGTGGTCCAGATTGCGGCAACCCTACTAATGGAGGTGTTGGCTCAGCAGGCGGCAGCTCTTATTGGGGAGGAGCCGGTCATCCCGGCACAAACTACAGCAGACCTCATGCAGGAAATGGCTCTTATGGAGGCGGAGGCGGAGGCGCATATTCCACAGGCGCTGGTGCACAAGGTGGATCTGGCTCTGGTGGCTCCGGTGTCGTTTATGTGGAGCAATTTTTCTAATGAAAGCACTTATTTTTCAAAACAAAGTTGTCGATTTGGTCGATAACGAATTTCCAGTGTCACCTGAAATGACCTGGATGGATGCGCCTGAAGGGTGCACAACTGATTGGGTTCTTGAGGACGGTGCAGTAGTTGCACCTCCTTCTCCTTCCACAGAAGCTTTGATGTTTGATCTTCGTTATCAACGAAACAATCTTCTTTCTGAAACCGACTACTTCGCCCTTGCTGACTCTACTCTTACTGACGAGATGAGAACGTATCGACAAGCGTTGCGCGATCTGCCGGCCAACACTTCTGACCCTGCCAACGTTGTTTGGCCTACCAAGCCAACGGAGGGCGCATCATGAGCATCAAACTAAAAGGCAGCAGTGACGGGAGCGTAACACTACAGGCTCCCGCCGATACCAGCCCGACTGGTACTGATAAAACATTTACGTTGCCGACTGCTGATGGTACAAACGGACAGGTTATTCAAACAAACGGATCTGGCGCTTTAAGTTTCACTTCTCTTCCGTCTGGATCAGTAACAGGAAACAGCTTTTTTCGTGTTTACGACAACAGTGGCGACACAGGAACCAGCAGCTATGTGGCACTAGGCAACACAACAGGCACCGTTAATATCTTTGAAAACGTTGGGTCCGACTATGACGGCACTACTAACAAGGGCAGATACACCGCACCTGCGGCTGGCTTGTATCGTTTTTTTGTTGTAGCCCAGCTTAACAGTGTTACTAGTGGATTAACTATTAACGTTCAATTCTACAAAAACGGCGCTGCACAAGGAGCAACCGGCCAAGATGGTGGAGCTACTCGTAGTTACAACAACAACGGTGATCCGGCTACAAAACACGGCGTGCAATGCGTTAATGAGTATGTGGTTACTTTGGCTGCAAATGATTATGTTGAGGCTCGCATAAAATACACAGGCTCGTCTAATAGCTCAGCATCCCCAAATTTTGACCGTCGCGGCATGTTCATTGGCTATCGCTTAAACTAATTATTATGAATTACACAATTTCTCTTTCTGACGCACAACAAAAAGCTATGGAATACGTAGCTAGTGACGTTAACGAATGGATTCAAAACGCGGTGGCAAATCGGATTCGCAAGTCAACCGAGGAGATCACCAACATCTACACCCAAACCAAGATTACCAATAATGAGGCAATTACTGTTGTTGGTTCGGATGCAATCATTACCGCTGCTTTTAACGAAAACATTGTAAAGACTGCGGCGCAACGTGCTGCTGACATTGAAGCTGAAGAAGCAGCTCAGCAAGCTGCGCTCGGAGGCTGATTATGTCTACTATTAAAGCCAATCGCATTGAAAACCTAACCACGACTGATGGCGGGATTAACATTAACAACTCAGGCAATGTTGGCATTGGAACCTCTTCTCCTAGCCATGGTCTCACGATTCACAAATCTGGAACTAGTACGTTTGACGCTTTAAACATTACTAGCGGACTTACAAACTCAGTCGGGTTACAGTTTGGAATTGATTCATCCAGTAACGCATTTTTTTGGCACACCGCAAATGGTGGAATTAAGTTTGCTACTAACAACGCTGAGCGGGTGCGGGTCACAAATAATGGCTTGACTTTCAACGGCAACACCGCTGCTGCAAACGCCCTAGACGACTATGAAGAGGGAACCTGGACTCCAACAATTAGCAACACAGGATATACCTATACATACAGCACACAGGAAGGTCAGTACACTAAAATTGGCAGACTTGTTACTTTGCGTTTTCGCATTGTAGTTACTGCACGCAGCGGATCAGCTTCAGGTGGTCATGGGATTGTTAACCTTCCCCTTGCTACAGACGGGACGCTGAACGCCTCTCCCTATCATTCCGCTATGCCGACTGAATTGATTTTTCACAAAGCCAGTACCACTACTTCTTCTGGCGCAAGAACTCTTCTTTGTGGCGGTATTGCCCACTCAAACACTTCAAATTTTTGGATAAACAACCCTACAGTTAGCACTGCAGGTCCATTTGATCTCGGTTCTGATTTTAATATAGGTGGTGTGATTACATACACCTCTAATGCCTAAACCTATTTTGTCTGGAGGACATTCTTAATGGCAATCACAAAACGACTTGAATACAAAGAAGAAATTATGCCTAATCAAGTCATCCAAGTTCGTACCACTACGGTGCTTGAAGAGGATGGTGTTGAATTGGCACGCAGCCATCACCGCCACTTGGTTAATCCTGGCGATGACGTAAGCGGTGAAGTAGCAGAAGTGCAGGCGATTGCGTCTGCTCTTTGGACTGATGAAGTTATTGCTGCATACCAAGCTACTCTCTCCGTTTCTGCTGAGTAAACTTTTATCTAACTAAAACAATGATCACCCTTATCCGTCCAATCCTGTTTTCATTTCTTCAATCTGACAAGGTTAAGCTGCTTATCGTAGACATGCTGACCAAACTGGCTGAGTCTACCGACAACGATGTCGATGACAAGGCTGTTGAATTTATCCGTAACGGACTTTTCCCTAACAAATAATGGATTTAGGTGAGCCGCCGGTACTACCGTCTCTACGGCTCCCTGAGCCCCTTGTTTTACCACGTCCGGTACTAGATGTCCCACGAGCGGATTTACCTTCGTACAAGCCGCTTGTGGTGCCTCCTAGCGACCTTCGGGCTCCGCCGGGAGTCAAAGGAACAACAGAATCCGACAAAGAAAAACCAAAACCGAAACCACCGCCGGTTAAGTTACCGGATATACCACAAGACACTAGGCAGGTAGACATCCCGTTTACGGATGTAACTATGCCTTTGCCTTCTAATGAAATACTTGTCACGGCTGGTACTACTGCCACCGTGTCTGTTGCAGCCACCCTTACGGCAACGGCAGTCTTTAAGTGGACTGTAAATGCAATGAAGCCCATTCTTAAACAAGCATGGACAAGAATAACAAAACGGAAGGGTTCATCAAATTCATCGT